GTACTGCGCATCAAGACCTGCTTGCTGTATGCCTCTACCCGTTACCCCTAACTGATTAAGAGTATTAATCTGCGTGCCCAGCATCTGTTGACCTTGTTGGCCAAGTCCTGCGATGCCTGCTGCGGCTGCGCGTTGAGCGCCTGTGCCTTGACCAAACGCCTGCAGCGCAGTGCCAAACTGATCTTGCGTAAGACCGCCAAGACCTTGTCCTGCTCGTGCGAAGCGATCCATCTGCTGGCCAAACACATTTGACCCAAGTTGTTGGCCCTGCATACCTAACTGGCCTATGCCTTGAGCGATGTCTGCACGCTGTCCTGCAAGACCTGCTTGTGTTTGCGCACCTTGAATGCCCATCTGGCCGCTTTGTTGAGCGATGTTGCTTACATCTCTTCCAGCTTGCATACCCATTTGGGCAACATCCCGGCCCGCTTGTCCTGCCTGTTGAGCCATTTGAGATCTTAGTTGTTGCGTGGAGATACCCATCTGAGCCGCTCTATTAGCAAGATCAGCTTCAGACTGTATGCCCTGCATGCCAAGCGCAGCTTGCTCACCAGCTACGCCTCTACTCATATCAGCTGCTTGCATACCAAATTGACCAGCTTGGCCAAGTAATGAGCCAATGCCTTGTTGTCCAGAAAGACCAAGCTGTCCGCCTTCAAGCGCACCTCTTTGAGCTAACTGCTCTGCAGTTAAGCCTAGCTCTCCCGCTCTTCCTGCGGCTTGTAAGGACGTTCCTGCTCCAGCCTGACCCATTGACCCAGTGAGTTGCGCGGCTTGCTGACGGCGTGCTTGCGCGTTCTCAAACGATTGCTGTGCCTGCTGTGCCGCTTGCTGAAATCCTTGTGATCGTAACTCAGCACCTGTCTTGGCTTGTTGCTGTAGTACGTTACGACCAATCTCGGCCTCTTGTATCGCGCCTCGAGACCCACCAAATGCGCCTGCTCGTATTTGTTGCGCTCTGGCGTCTTGTTTTTGTTTCTCGCCTAGCCTAGCAATTTCTGCTTGTTGAGCATCGATTACTTCTTGTGTGAAGGGGTCTTGGAATCTAGCTATGCCTGCTGGGTCAAACTGCTCACCAGTGCCTGCAAGTCCAGCAATGCCCTGCATGGCTGCTTCGCGGCCCATCTGACCAGCAGATCGCAAGTCTGCTCCAGCCATCTGAGTTTGTTCACGCGCTCTTCGCGTGGCTTCCGCTGCACCCGTTTGAGCGCCACCGACTTGGCCTGTGATTCCACGAGCAGCGCCTTCTATGCCAGCGCCCGCCCTGCCTGCAGCGGCTTGTCCTGCTGCCAATGCTTCGCTCAAACCTTGTTGTCCTGCGCCCACAACACCACCAACGCGGCCAGCGCCACGCAGTAATGCTTCTTCGCCTGCTGTGGATGCTAGTTGAGCTTGTTGACTTGCTTGCCTAGTCGCTCTATTTGCTTCGCCAGTTGAGTCCATGGCTCTTAATGCCGCGGCTTCAATGTCTCGGCTACCACCAGCCATGCCTCTTTGGGCAGCTTCAATTTGACCTGGGATGGTTGCGCCAGCTGCACTGATATCCCCAGCCGCGCCCTCCATCATAGATCTTGCTCTCTGATCTACAAATTGTTGCCCTGTGGATGGGTCATACACGCCAAGGCTTTGTTCATACAATTCACGCGCTCGTGGGTCTGCAAACAAACCAGCAGACCGCGGATCAAACCCTTGTCCTGAACGCCTAAAAAGCTCTTGTGCTTCTGCTAGTTGTCCACCAAAACCACCCAACCCCTGCGCAGCATTACGCGCTTGAATTTCTTGTGGCGATAGCCCAGCCACTTGTTGAATAGGAATAGGTATGGGCTGCCCCATCATGCCCAAGTTGCCTTGAGATGGGTCACCAAAGTATGTAGCTAGAATGTTTCTAGTTGCCAACTCCATCGCTGGATCGGCATAGGTCTGCCCCGCCTGGGGCATTATTACGGGTATACTGGTATCTGTTACACCTGTACTAGCCATTATGCTTTCCTCATCGCTTGCTCGCCTGCCTTCTGTAAGGCATACATCATGCGAGCGCCCTCACGGCGTTGATCTTCTTTACTTCCATTAGCACCATTTAATCTACCAACACCCCTAACAGCTTTAGCGTTTACGACAAACTCACCATCGCTAAGCATTGCAGGAATGTCATCACTTGTCTCTGTGCCTGGGCCAGATATCGGGCCATTCATACGAGGGAAATCGACATCTCCGCCATCAGCCAATGGTTGAGGCGTTAATGATTTGCTTAAAGCTGTAAGCTCAGCACCAAGGTCTGACTTGTTTTGTTGTTCCAAAAGAGCGATTAACTGCTCTTTAGTCATGTTGGCATATCGACTTTGTTTTTTTGAAGATGCCTTTTGGTCTGAAGGGTTTCCAGCAGGCGAAGGCGTCATTGGATTTACGCCAACCCCAGCACCGCCAACTCCACCACCGCTTAAACTCATTAAGCTTCCTGCAGAGGTGCCGCCTAAAGTTTGTCCTGGAGCAGCAAGTGTGCCGCCACCGCTCATTTGCACGGGTATACTGGCAATACCACCATCAGCCATGGTCATCATGACGTTGTCGCCAATAGAGTCTTGAATATCCCGAAGATCGCTAAGACTTAGTATCCCGCCAGGGGCGCTGCGAGAAACAAGCAAGTCTTCATTTGAGAAAGCTCTTTCACGATTGTCTGCTGCAACCTCCAGCATCTTATCGTCGCCAAAAATGTCATCGTAATCTTCTATCTGAAACGGGCCGCGACGAATAGCTTGTTCTAATTCAAAATCTTTGAACGCATCAACCATTTCATCTCGCCGCTCAAAGTTCATCTCGTTAGCTCGTTCAATAACTTCAGCAAGAAGCAATGCATTCTCTGCTTCAATATCAGCAGGATCATCTGCTCTGCCCACATCTATTGCAGGTTCAGACTTATACTGATTGGAAACGCCACCGCTTGCTGGGGGCGTTGTGGCCACAGGAGGGGCTACGTTTGCTTGTGGGTAGAATGCGGTGGTTGTGCCTGGAAGGTTGGCATATGTCATCCCAGGTAGGCGTTGATACGCCATAGACTGCGCGTATGGGCTTGGTGCTCCTCCCAAGAAAGATGGGCTGTCTTTTAATTCTGACCTAAGAAGTTGCAGCTTACTTGGAGCAAAACGCTGATAACCACCAGAGGCGTCATAATCTTTAACTGTTTTAGACGTTTGCTGGCGTTGCTCCTTTTGCGCTGCTGCAATCTCTTTTTCAGATCTCTTCATTCCCATATCAGTTACTCACCTGCTTAACACTTCCATCGCCGTCTGGCTTGTCTGAGCCTAGAGTTAGGATCTTTTGCTGCTTTTGGAAACTTCTTCATTTGCCCTGCAGATCGTGCGCAAAAAGACTTTCTACGCGCTGCTCGCTTACCTGTAGGCTTATCCTCCGTCACAGCAGTCTGGAGTTTACTACCAGGATTGGCTTTACGATACGCTTTTACACCAGCTTCTGTCATGCCAGCGCCTTGTTTTGTAGGGCGAAAGTTCTTTTTATTGCGCTTCGGCATCTTATCGCGGCGTCGTTTCTTGACTTCACCACCGCCGTTGAACTCTTGTGCGTATCGTCTAAACATCAGGAGTACCTTGTTCGCTTACGTCGATCAGACATAACAGCCCCACAGCCACGGTGATTACGGCGAACTTCGCCGCCGCCTGCTTTCTTTACAATGGTTTTAACATTCGTTGGCTTGCCGCCCACACCCTGTGGCTTAGCGCGTTTTCGTTTGACGGCACTACGACGCTCGCCTTCAGTCATTTGATTGGCTTTAGATCGCGGCACACACTTTGGATACTTGCGCTTTGAACCTTCAACTTTCTTTCGTCCACACGCTTGGAATTTGCCATCTTTCTTAGGCGCGCCAATATCAACCCAATCGCCTTTTGAGTCTGTTTTTGAAAACCATTTGGTTAGGCTCATGCGATCTTAGTGGGCTTGCGCTTGTTGGGCAGCATGCCACTGAATCCTCTAGGGTCTATTACACGAGCGCGCTTAGCAGCAAATCCGCCAGCGTTCATGTTTCTTGGCTTCGGGCCTTTGAAGTCTTTGCGCTTCACGCCAGACGGATCTTTAATTTTGCCCGCACAAATTTTGCTGGCATAAGCATTTGCATACGCAGACGGGTATACCTTGAACTTACGCTTGGCTGCTGCCTTGCCTCTTGCACATAGTTTTGTCATGAACCTACACTCACTACGATTGCTCCTTCATTAACAACTTGAACAGAACCAACTTGACCTTGTGCTTCTAATGAAAGATTCGCGCTGGTTAAAGTAATCCAGTTATCGCCATCATACACTTGCAAAGCATTTATAGTCGTGTTCCAGATTAGATCACCAGCGTTGAATTTTAAAGTATCTCTTTTGTTTTCAGTGAATTGCGCTGTTGCGTCTGGATCAAAGGCATCCAAGCTTATTTCTAAAAGCCGAACCGCCTTGTTAAAAGTAACGCCATTTACATTAGCGTTGGCATTAACAAACGGTAATCTGCCTTGTAGTAACTTGCTCATCGCCGCCCATTAGGCTGTATATCTAAACGGGTGCCACCAATTCTAAACCCAACACCCGTGCGAACACCTGTCGTGCCGTCATCATCAGACTCAAATCTCACAACTGCTTGGCGCGCCCTAGCTCGAGTATCTACTTTGGTGGTGGTGCTGGTGATCGTGGACGTTTGATCCGTGGTCAATGTGTTACCTGGGAAGTTTCTTGCCTTTAACACAAAGTTTATTGTTTGGTTTTCACCGTCACCTGTAAACTTCACATCTGGTATACACCTACGCACAAACTGAAAGTCCTCACCTTCTCCAATATCAAAGTCTGCGCTCTCAATAAACACGTTGTCCATTGGAGAGCCATCGTCATCAAACCCAGTTTCGTGCTTGTAGATCAAATTGCTGTTGCTGTCTGATCCGTATGCTGCAGCCCTAGGGAACGACTCTATGCCCTCATCAAGCCAAGCTGTGCGAGATAGCTGGCCAATAGACCAAGTTTGTTCTAGATAGTTGTAGGCCACATAACGATTAACTACGTCTGAATCTGATGAACAATAGAACCAACCAACCTCATCAAACTGTTTGTTAACAAACCCAAAGACTTGGAATGCTTGGCCTTCATTTAAGTCATCAAACACATAAGAATGCACGCTACAAGACAGTGGCTGAACCGCTCCCTGGTACGAGTAAAAACCCTTCTTGTCCATCCAAAATACGCCAGATGGTGTATTCACCACAGCGTTAGGCCCAATCAAGCTCACACCTTCATTGATCAAGTTCAAGCCAAACGTTAATGGAGGCCCAATAAACTGCAGGCTATACAGCGCAACGTCAGTCCATATAAGCGTTTCCTGTCTTGCTCTAAGGCCACCAATAATTTGTGAGCCAGCTGAACAGCGCAGTGAACCTGCTGTGTTTGTGGATAATGGTTCCCACTCAGCAGCATTCTCTTGATCGGAGAAAGCAACCAGCAGTGGGTCAACAGACCCGGACCTAGCGCCACTCACAATTGGGTCTGCACCTAGAACGATCGCGTGTCTATCAACATCAGATACCAGCACTTGCAGCCCCACAGTTGGGGCAAGATTAGCGCCAGTTAAGGATGTTAAAGGAAGTGCTCTAGAAGAGAAGCTTGTGTAGTCCCAGTAGAAAATGCCACCACCTCGCACACAAGACAACAAGTCTTCACCAAATGAATCCAGCGACCACAATCTTAACTGATTAGATGCACTGATTGCGCTTGTAGAACCCCAGCCACCAGCACCCCAGGCACCAGCGCCAAACCCCGAACCAGCAACAAACACATCTAAGCCGACATTGATTTGATAAGACCCATCAACACCCGAACCGCCATTGCCTGTATCAGAAGCGTTGGCTGTAACAGCAGCGCCACTCGTGTCTTTTGCTGTAATCGTGTAACTGTTTGTGTCAACGATAGTGGCTATTTCGTATTCTTGATTTAATACTTCAGCTGTTATGTTGCCGCCCAAGGATACAGCGCCAGATATGGTGACAAAGTCTCCCTTAGCCGCGCCATGGCTTGAATCTGTAACCGTAAGCGTAGAAGAGCCATTTACAGCAGCAAACGTAATGCTGTTTGTAGATGTTTTTCTTATGGGGGTGATATCGTCGTAGCCAGCGCCCTCCTGTATGTACAGCTTGGTGCGAGTTCCTAGAGCAAGTAGCTTCGTACCATCAAGCGCAACCCAACCCAGAAGCTTTCTGCCTGTGCCGTTGTACGTTTCAGTAATGTACTTTTCCCAACCTCCTATTTTTTCAGGGAATCCTTTTCGGAAGCGCACCAAGTTGCCGTCAAACCACCCGCCTTCTGCTGTGTAGTCAGTGCCTTCTTTGTTGATGCCAGGGTTAAAGATAAACTTTTGCAAAGCCATTACTGATACTCCCCTGTGCGGATCATCTCAGTCACCTCGACGGCACGGTTGCCAACCTGTTGACTCCAACGCGAGTCCATGAACTCATCTGCTGCAATATCAAACTGTTCACGAGACATCGCCTCTAAAGCGTTAACAAATCCTCGCAATCGTGTAAGGCCAAGGTTGAAACAGATGTCAATCATTGCATCTTGTCGCGCTTCGTTGAGCGCAGGGAACCAGAAGTATGCGTCCGTAAGCTCTTGCTTAACACGAGTTATGTCATTTATCAGCAAGAAGTCTATTTCGTCTTCGGTCAGCCCAAGACCGGATTCGCTGATATTGCGCCCAACACCCAAAGTTTCATAACCAGCGGAGCATAGGTACACATGACTACGCACACCCTCGTGACGCTTCAACATTTCAATTAGTTCATTAGCCATTACTTCTCCCTGCTCACGCCTCTGGTCTTCTCGTAGCTCCTCATAGCGCCCAAACCTAGCATCCCAGTCATAGTGGTCATCAGTAGCGATGGATCTATCTCTGGAACTTCTACCCAG